GTTCTTGGACTGCCTTCAACGCCTTGCCAGCTGGAGAGTTTTCTTGCTGCTCTCGGAGTTTTCTCTTCTCGTCAGCTGCTGCTTTGAACAGATCGTTTAAATCAGTCATGGTGCCCCATGCCCTTTCTTACTTCATGATACATTTCGTCTTTGTGTTTAGTGCTCATCTTTGATGGAGCGCCTGCATGGAATTTATCCTTCTCGCCTTTACTAGCATGTTCGCGCATCTTGCTAGCAGACATACCAGTTGTTCCTTCAGCGTCAGGGTCGCGTGCGCCTGAAGAGTGTACTGTGATAGACTTGAAGTGGTAAGAACCATGCTTATGGCTTTCGCCGTTGTTGTATTTATGAAGCAGTGTATGCATCTCATGGTGGCGGTCAGAACCAGCTACAACGTGTAAGTGTTGCACGCCAGCCTTGTGTAGTTCAGCAGCATGGTGTAGGATTGTAGGGTGTTCCTTGCTAGCAGACTTCACCTTTGTTCCAGGGAATGCTCGGCTGGCATGTTTAACCTTTTGTTCACCAGTCAAAGGATTCTTCTTAGCGTCTTGGCTATGTGAAACAACAACAGTGTGATCAGCTTTATGTTTCTTGGCAACATCGTGTACCTTGTTAACAACAGCCTCGTGACCAGAAGTGATTGGGTTCATACGACCGAACGCAAGCACATGATGCTTCTCGGCAGCTTCGAACAAATAGTCGATAAATCTTTTCATTAGCAGTTCCACTTTCTTAGAGCAAGAGCCTTGCGGGTTGGACGACCTTTGTCATCTTTCATTGGACCTTCTACGCCAGACATTCTAGCGCAGAATGACTTACGGCGATTAGCAGCTTTGCTACCCTTCTTTAGCTTAGAAGGAGGAGTTGTGACTGGCGCTTTCAAGTTTCCGCCAGTTTCGCGATTATAATGGTCTCTGCCTTTCTGGGTAAGACCTCCTGTTGGGTTCTTGTACCCCTTAGCGTCTTCAAGAACAGTATCGCATCCGCACTTCTCTTCGCACTCGCATTCGTGCTCGACCGATTCTGCAGCTTGTTTCAAGTTCGCAGCGGTTGGTGCGCCTTTACTTCCTGGCTTTCGCATACGCTCGCCTGAACCGTTCTTAATACGTTCGCGCTTTGCGTGGATGTTATCCCACAAGCCACGCTTGGCTTCTTCTAGGTATTGTTTGAATGAGATCATTATCGTGTCTTCAGTAGGTTGGCTCTGGCAAACTCAGCGCGATTGACTAGCTTCGTTGGCTCATTAGCGTGGTTAACAACAAAGCCTTCTGGCTTCGACTTCTTTGTTCCAATGTGATGGTCTAGACCGCCTTCGTGTGTTTCTAGATGCTTCACTAGACCGTTCTTGGCATCATGAATATGCTGATGCATCTTCAATAGATTTTCGTAATGAGGTTTGTTCTTCTCAACGTGAGCAACGTGAGCAGCTCCCTCAGTAGTTTTCTTGCTCTTACCCGCTTCGCTCTTCAACTTATCAGCAGCTGCTTGATGTTTAGCAGTCAAGTGTTGCTGGAAACCTTTAGCAGATGGCTTTGCACCAGTACGAACTGTTTGGTTAATATATGTACCAAGATGACCAGCTTCGCCAGCATGTTGTGGGTGTATAGCTGAGTACATCTTAGCGCCATGTTCCTTGTGGATATCATGCGCTGCGCCGATGTGGTGTAGGAATTTCTGTTGAGCAGCCTTCGGGTACTTTACCTTACTTGTGTCGTGCTCAGCAGACTTTTGGTATACGTCTGGATGTTGTTTAAAGTTGTGGTGATCGACGTGTGGCGATGCGGCCATCGAGGTAATATCTTTACCGTGATATTGTGTATGAGTAACAACACCAACCTTTGACTTCTTAACAGCAGCTGCCTCCGCGCCATGAGCAGTGTACTTGATGGTGTTTGGCGTAAATGAAGCTGAGCCACTTTTGTGATGCTCAACGTCAGTATGACTATGCATCAGGTCGCCTTGATAGACACCTTTCTTTGGCGCAACTTTTGGTAGGTGAGAAAGAGCCGCGCCCAACTTATCCACAAGTCCAGGAGCATGGCCATGATGCTTTTGGATATCGGCGTGAGTGTAGTTCAGCTTTGGGTTCTTGTTGAACGCAGACTTAGAAGCGACGAAGAATTTACCATTCTCAGGGTGATGTCCATAAACAACAGCTGGAGAACCGTCATACTTCATTGTCAGGTTGCTATTAGAGTGTCCACTTACCATATGCTGGTGAGCCTGTGTCAATGCGCCATGCGCATGCTCGAAGCCTTTAGCTCCGTGATACAGAGGACGATCTTCAGCATGGTGAATATGCTTTAGCTTCGCGCCTTCAGCTTCCTCGGTAATATATTGTAGAAACGATTTCATGTTGTTCCTTAGTGGATGATTGTATAGATACAGCTACCAGCAGTCAGCTTCTTTGAGCTGAAGTAGCAGAATGTCATATTGTCTTTAAACTTAGCGCCCTTCGGTGCCATCAAGAAACTATACAAGTAAGAGATTAGGTTTGCGAATCTATCCTTGGTAAGTTTATCAGCCTTGTTGAAGATAGCTTCAGCTTGCTTATAATCTTTCAATGTATTAGATAGGCGAGGATACGCAGCGAACATTGCTTTCAGTTCGGCTTTCGCTTTTGTGTGGTCAACAGATGTAACACCAACACCACTACGCACTTGGTAGTTGTAGTTTTGTTTAACGTGTGGTCCATACTGCTTAGCATCAACAGCACCAAGTTGGAAACCTGCGCCGATGAAGCGACCTTCTAGTGATACGTTCAGTGTAGTTGCCGATGCTTTAAATCCGCATCGAACAGCGAAACCAGATTTGGTTTGAACAATGAAGTTGGCAAATGTGTCAGACAAGTCAACCTTCAGGAATGTCATGTCGTAGTCGAGCTTCTGTGTCATTTGCGACGATGGGTCGACAATATCCATCTTAGCCTTATCGCCTTCAACTTGCTTCAAGGAGATTGGGATAATTTCCTTCTTCTTAAAGGCATTGGCAATGTGGCTGTTGAGCTCGTCAATTGACTTAGAAGCAAGGATAGTGTCTAGCTTCATAGCCTTCTTGAACATCCATACGTCAGCAGGATTCCAGTTGTCGTTGGCTTTGCCAGATAACTTACGACCAAGAGCATAGATCGCAACTGTTTTGTCTTGTTGTTGGCGTTCGTAGGTATAACCCTTTGCGCCCTTCATAAACTTCTTCAACTCATCAGCTTGAGCCTTGGCACTTGTGTAATACAGTGTCTTGTAGAGTTTAGCCTTGTCGCCCAGCTTCTTGATTAGCTGGTCTTCAGTTAGAAGTTTGTTGTTCTCAACGATCGACTCGAACAAATACATGCTGACAATTTCTTTCAGTTCAGTAAGATCGCCAGTGTTGCTCTTAGAGTTATCGCTGAAGTGATTGAAGGAATTGTTGATTGAGGATTCGGAACCTTTGAGTAAGACATACTTACCCTTGGTGTCCTTTAACATAATGCTGTCTTTACCAGCACCAATCTGGATGATTGTGTTGATTTCTTTGATGGATACCTTCTTAGCAATCTCAAAGACCGCTTCGCCAGCTTTGTACTTATGTTCTGAGAATGCGGATACAGTGGTAGCTGCCATCTTACTGGCTTCTTTCAGAACAACCTTATGTCCTTCACCGTATTTTGAGCTACCTACAATTGACGCCATCGATAAATCCCTAAAATTATCCTATATTTAGTGATTCGTAGCGTTTCTCCCAGCGGAGCACCTCTCGGTACAGGTAGCGTAAAGGATAGTCAAAACCATCAAATGCAGTTCTGAATTGACGTAATGATGGCGAGTACCAGCTTCGTCTCTTGGATTGTAGCATCTCAGCACAGGATTTCTTGGCATTCTTAGCCTTCATCTCCATGTAGATACAGTGCCCATAGGCTTGGATCTCTGACCAGCAAGCGTAGTACTCGCGGTCTTCTTGTTTGTCTGGGTTCTTGCTTTCCTTGTGGAACAGCACCAGATCCATCTCATCTCCACTCTTCAACCACTGCATGTAATGAATATACTCATGCATCATGGTGACAATTACCTCAAACTTGAAGTAGTCCCAGTCTCTGTCTTCCCAACGGCGAGAAATGGTAGCGAAAATTGAGATACGTTCTGTCTCAATGTCGAATTCCCCAGAGACACGGCATTCTCTTGGGTCGTATTCAAATTCTAGTTTTGTTTTATGTTGACGAGCAAGATAACGCTTCATACCCTTGGGGTCGTCGCGATACTTGTCAAAGTCGTCCCAGAGTTTAGCTGGGACGAGTGACGGTAGATCCACATTCAGCAGATCCACGAAGTTGTGTTTGTAGTTTTGGATCAGATCAGCTTTCATACCATTATTATACTACGAAAGCTGTTCGAAGTCAAATCACCCGAAGAAATCGTCCAAAGACTGTGCGCTGGGTTGTTCGAAGTGTTCTTCAAACATGTTTCGCGCAACTCTAGGGATATTTGGGTCATGGTTCGTCTTGGTTCTAAGTTCGTTCAGATAGCCTGTCTCCTTACCCATAGCCAAGTCGATGTAATGCTGAGCAATTACCTTTCGATCGAACTGTTTAATCAGTTCATAGTTATTTAGCTGCATTTGTTGGTAATCAGCCTGAGACATGTTACAAAACTCTTTAATCTTGTCGGCATACTGCTTTGGAGTAGAGCCTTTCTTGATCATACAGTAGTTGATACCTGCCTTCAGAACGACGCCTTGACCTTCTTCGTTGTCAGAGACACCAAAGTTTATGGCAATTGGTACGACACCAATGCGCATAGCGTCCACAACCACACGGTTGAAATGCTCGCCGAAAGTATTTGACCAAGAGGGGTCAACCAAAAACTTAGATGTTGATAGAATTTCATCACGCTTTGCTCCTGAGATAAATCCAAGGTACTCAAAGTTACCTGATTCCTCGGCGTTTTGCCAAATACGCTTACCATCCATCTCTGGGGTACGATCTGGGTCATACTGCGAAGTGCAGTAGTACTCGTCCTTACATTTGTCCTTGGACATCATGTAAGCTGCTTCAATACCATAACCGCCAACCAGAGTCTTAACCTCTTTCATGTGTGGTACAGCACGAATCAAATCATCAACACGTTTCCAACGCTTGAATGTCTGGATAGACAAAACCTTGTTTTCTTGGTTCGAAAACAAGGGTGGCTGGGGAATATTAGCAATGTCCTGTGGGTTCAAAATCAGAGCACGTGGAACATCCATAAAGTCAGCTGAGTCATAAGCTGCTGGGTGAACGCATGCCAGACCAGCAAAGTGTTTCTCAAACAACTGGATCCAAGGGTACAGCTTCTTCAAGTTAGCATCATGAATAATTGGGACTTGCTTGGCAGTGATTTTCTCAACCATCGGCAACCACATTAGAGACTTCTCGGTGTCTTTATTCTTGAAGCCAAAGATAGACTGCCAAATAACCAAATCGTGTTGGTTAGCATCTACAACAAATTTGTCAATCGATTCTTGAACTTTGTATGAGTAATAAGGTGCGATCCAACCATCGCCTTGGTGTACAGGATAACCTGTGCCAACACCAATCTCATAACCTTCCTTCAACTCAGTTGGAATCTCAACTGGTCGAACTGTCTTGTTGCCTTTCAGATACGCGAACGTAACCTCATGACCAAGCTCTTTCAACCCTGCGACTAGATGTTCACAGTGGTTGATAATACCTCCAAAATTGTTGAAGGTGTGCATTACCATCATAATCTTCATGTTTTTCCTTTATTAAGTCCAGAGACCGTGTCGTACTTTGATTAGACGAATCATCATTTCTTCGTCTTCTTTTTCATATTCTGCCTCTAACATATGTAGCGCATCTAGAGCAGCAGTTGTTTTCTGTCTAGCTTCTGGCGTCTTCTCGTCGGAGATAAAGAAGTCATCCTTGCTGTCACCAGTTTCGGCGCGACGAGCAGCTCTACGCTCAGCGCACAATGCTGACCAACCTGACACTTCATATGGATCGGGACGAGCTGGACGCTTCTCAGTCCACCAAGTGTAAAGGCTTAGAATTTCCTGAGCATTTATGGCTTGTGGTGTGAACTTGCCGTATGATGGGCTGTCTTGTTCAATGAACTCATCATCGAAACGCAACTGAGCAGCCCAGTTCAAATGATCAAGACCAGCTTCCTTACAACGCCATACCATTCCCCAACGTGTCCACCATTGCTTGCGCCAGAATGGAACATTGTACTTGTCGCGATTCTCGTCGTTCCAAACAACATGCATCCATGCTGATTCAACTTCAACAAAGTCAACCAACTCATTGAACATACAAGGCAAGAAACGGTTACCAACATCGCACCAAGATCCTGGCTTGATATCGCGAGGATGTGCTGTCAGTGAATGCGAACGTGCCACCCAACGGTTGTTGATGTAGTAACGAATGTCGTTAAACTTGTCAGCTGGCCAATAGACGAATCGTTGAAGATTGTCAAGACCTTCTTCAACGATCCAATGACGGATTGGGTGTGTCTTCTTAGAGGCAAGGCGCCATGAGCGCCAGCCTTCCGAAGTTGCTGCTGGTGGCTTGTCAGTACCACGAAGCCAGTCAGCAAATTTAGAACATGACCAATAATTCGATCGCATTGTGATTCCTTAAAATATAGTCAATTATACCTGATTATAGGATAAAAGTCAAGCGAACCATTCATCTCCCAAGTCGCCCAAGTCGGCGTTGTTCGCGTCAGGGTGGTACTTTGCTACCATTGCGTCGCCGTTCGGTTGTTTACGAAGGAAATCGTACCATTCAGCGTCATCCCACATGCCTGGAGAAACACCATTCCAGAGTTTCTTCCACATTGGGTGTTCTTTATTCAGACGACGAGATTCGACGTAACGATAGCGAGCATCTTCATATTCGTGAGTGCCAAGCTCAAGCATTTTCTCACGGAAATAACATACCAAAGAAATGCGCTCAGAACCTTCCTCACATACGATTGGCGTGTTACCGTGGATAACTTCGTGGTTGTTAACCAACAGCAAGTCGCCTGGACGCACATTAACAGCAATGCGAACCTCTGGGAAAATCAAGTAGCCACCTGTGTAACGACCATCGTTAGATAGAGTCAACAAGTTCGACAAACCAGAATCCAAGTCACCAGCATCACGGTGAGCAGCTGTACGGAAAGTCTTGTTCACGGTAATTGTGGTGAATGGTGTTCCAGGCACAAGGTAACGTGGGTCAAGTTTCTTAGCAGCTTCCATCTGGTTGTTGTAACGCCATGGCAACAAGTCTTTAAACCCCTTCGCAAGAGTTTGAAGGAATGGGTAAGCCAACTGGAATTTCTCGAAGTTGTCACGAGTGTAAGTTGTCGCACGACCATAAGGGATACGTGGATAACGATCGTACCAACCAGCGATACCTGAGTCAACAGGGTTGCCATAAGATGTCTCACTGATCATCTTCATGACTTCTTCCATCTCAGTAGCACGCTTCTCGCGATCGAGAGGAATGATGCTGTCGATGAACTCGTCGAAGTTGAACTTGTTACGGAAACGCGAGATAACCCATACGTTGTTCTTACCAGAGCCCAAAGCCTTTAGACGATCGGCTTGGGTTGGGAAACGTGAACGAACTTCTT